AGCGGCGGCTTAGATAGGAGCAACATGGCTGAAGAAGCTACACAAGAACAACCCTCGATGGGTGAACTGATGCAATTAGTGCATCAACAAGGGCAACAGATCGCCTCATTAAGTACTCAGTTAGAATCGGCTGGAGAGCAAATGTCTGCTTATACTGATGCAATGCAGCAGGAGCAGGAATATGAACCTGACAAGGGGCAAATGTCCGAAGAAGAGCTAGAGAGTATGACTAACGCACAGTTAATGGGTCACATTGAACAACGTGTTGGCAATGCTATTCAAAATGCAGTAGGTTCAGCAATGGAGCCGGTAAGTAATGATCTTGCCGCAACTCAACAGTATATGCAGAATAATAATGTTAATTCGGAGATGAATCGGATGTCTAATCTCCATTCAGATTTCCAGCCTTTGGCGAATGAAATTGCAGACATCATTCAACAAAGATCCAATAATGGTTATAACATCTCAATGGAAGATGCTTACCATATTGCGAAGGCTGAACATCCAGATAAGGTTGCTAACATAAAAAAAGAGCTTGAGCCGTCAAAGCCTTCTCTCGGAGGAGGACTTTTACCTACAAGCAAGATGATTGGTGAAACAGGCGAGGGCCAAGATATGGACTTCGATGAGGCAATGCAAAAAGCCTTTAAAGAGGAAGTCACAGATCAAGGCTTAAATAATTTATTCGATGAATCTGGAATAGCTATGTCAGAAACATCATAACTTTAATAATAAGGTAAACTATGGCTACTGTTCGTTCAAGAACGGAGGCGCTCGACAGCTTGGCTGTCAGTACATGGCGCCACATGAAGCAACGAATTGCCGATCAAGTATTCAACGAAGTAGTATTCTTCGCATACTTGAAAAGCAAAGGGCGGTTGCAAACCCACCAAGGTGGAAAATATATAGAAACTCCGGTTTCTTACGCCGAGAACGACACGGTTGGATGGATTTCAGACCAAGATGCGGTCAATATTAATGACATTGATCCGCTGACAACGGCTGAATATAATTGGCGTTACTTAGTAGCTTCGGTTACTCGGTCGCAAATTGAAGAGCAGAAGAACCGTGGCAAGATGCAGATTATTAATCTGTTAAAGCACAAGATGGAAGTGGCACAAAACTCACTTGTTAAGGAGATTGAGGCAAGGCTTTATGCTGACGCTGATTCTAATAACAAGATGATGGAAGGTCTCCAACATCTAGTACAAGATGACCCAACGTCAAGCACGACGGTTGGTGGAATTAATCAGAATACCTATAGTTGGTGGCGTAATAAGGCGTTGAACTATGGTACTGATGCAAACTTTGGTAACAACGACAGCAGATCTACGGCTGGTGCCAATGTATTCGGTGCAGCTCATGCATCTGGTCCGGATAAAGGGATTGTCGCAATGCGGGAAACTAAGGACAATTGTTCTAAGTCGCTCGGTAACGAACGCCCTGACATTATCCTGACTGACTATAATATCTATCGTGCGTATAATGCCTCGATAGACGATCACTTGCGTATCATAACACAGAAGGTTGGTGACCTTAGTTTTCAAACGCTTACTTTTGAAGGCTTGCCCATTCTTCCGTCGGACAACTGTCCACAAGATACGTCAAGTTCACTCACAAACGGAACATTTACAGCTACTAATCCTGGTAGTCGTATCTATATGCTTGATACAGATCATATCTATGCTTATTATGATCCAGGTATGTATTTCGACATGACGGAGTGGAAGCCTGTTCCTAATCAACTGAAGCGCGCGGCTCAGATTGTTACAGCAATGAATATGATTGCTTGTAGCCGTCGGTCAAGTGCTGTAATTAACAACTGCTTTACGGCAGCTGAAGGTTCATAAGGAGTAATATGGCGAACACATATACCCTAGACGACAAGGGTCAAAAAGTCGTATGGTCGGGTGCGGTTACCGATGTTCATACCAATCAGAAAGAAGTCATTGGTTCGACTCGCTTTCATGGTATGAAAACATATCGGTATCATAAATTCGATATTGGGGCTATAGCCGCTGTAGTCGGTAATCTTGTGATGTTTAAAGCTACCACTCAGGATCTTGTTACATCCGATACGAGTGCTGGCGATACAACACCAGTAGCTGCGGGACTATTAGTTTCTGCGCCTGCTGATGCACAATTTTGCTGGGTACAGACACGTGGTCCGGCTACAGTCAACCTAACATTAGCAGGCTCTGCCGCTGATGGTGATGGCCTCATCGCTGGTACCGATGGTGCTTTAACTATAATGACGGCAGCCTCAATCATTCCATCTTGTGCAGTAGCTTCAGATGCTAGTGCTAAGATGGTTTGGATGAACTGTGTAATGTAGGGAACCTATGGGAACTTTGACGCTCGGTGCTATTCGAAGTCAGGTCAAGCTGGCATTAGGTAATCGTGAGGATTTAGATGAGCATATAAACTCTCTAATCAACACTTGCCAAATGCGTCTAGCTAGATTCTTTGACTTTGAGGAGATGATCTCTACTAGCGACTTAATCGTTGCTTATACTGGAGTTAATCTTACCGATGCGTCAATTTCCTT